ATTTTGAATATTCTTCTTTGATTGGAGAATAACCGATTGAATGAAATTTAATTATTCCAGATTCAACCATTTTCAGGAAGTTTCTTCCATCGTCATGAGTTCCTATTTTAGACTCATAATAAAGACCGTCGTTTGTTTCTTCCAATTTCTGAATAACCGCAACCGCTTTATTGTGCAAATGATCCTGTAAATGAGCAATTTCATTTGTTCCTTCAGGGCCTTGTTCTCTAATTGTTTTTTTGAAAGCACCTTTTAAGATAATGTCTTTGTGCTTATCAATACTACCGAAATGAGCAAAAAGACCTGTAATAACGCCTTGCTTCAAGTCCATGTCCTTTAATTAATTCGGAATATCTTTATACATTTTCTCTCTCATTTGCTTATTTGGTTAAACAAATATGAGAAATCTAAAAATAAAATCAAAATGAACCAAAAAAGCCTCAATCCAGAAGACCGAGGCTTTAATCAACAATTAACCCAAAATAACTATTTGTTCAGAATCATCACTTAAAATCATCCAGAAAACAAAACCGCATACGCTAAAAATAAAAATACATGAGCAAAGAAATTCATATACTGTTGATTCATTTATAGCAAATCTTGATGAATTCCATGAAAGTATTCCTATCAAAACTATTAGAACTGTAATTAAGTTTTTCATTTCTGATCTGAGTTTAGGTATTCTTGAAGAAACTTTGATAAATTGATCTTAAAATCTTCTAAGTCTCTTTCTACTGCTTTTTCAATTGCTTGAATCAATGACTTACTTGATTTATAGTCAACCCTCACCTTCTCAATCTTCTTAGCCCATTTGCCTTTTTGGTATATTCCATATTTACCAATAAAAAAAGTATCATTTGACTTGTCATACTTCCAGAAAAATCGGTTAAAAGGATCTTTTTCCATTGCTACATTATGACCCCAACCTATATTTATCGCAGTACGATCAAACCGATCCCCTTCCTTTATATCCCCGTACAATTCAAAAGCTTTAGCCTTTAACTGATCGATGTATGCTTGTTCGGTGGATGGTTTGCACATTGTTCTTTCAAAGTCTCCTAAAGAATTGATCTTATAAATACTTTTTGATCCATCTTTTAATTGAGCAAACTCAACCCCTTCCCATTCGTCTTTTTTTTTCGACACTACAAAAAACTTCGTATTATCCTCTAGCGATTCATTTAAGATTTGATACCCTTTTCGCTCGCAAAATTCTTGCAATTCCTTAAAATCTTCTGATTTCATATCCGTTTCGTTTAAATTTAGGCTAATATAATACCTTTAATCTGAATCAAAAACTTTCAGGATAATTTTTTCTAGCAAACCTTTCAGAAATGTAAACAACCGTACATGAGCAGTTAATCGTATTTTGTGGACCGCCTGACAAATCACCCGGCTTACTCATTGGCTTACCATCTACACCGCTAAACAAAGCATCCTTTGGTATTGGCTTATTCTGCAAATTAACATGTTCAATCCTCGGATCACGTGAACCTCCCCAAACCCATAATTTAAACAGCACCGTCCCTGTTTCATTCGCCCATTCCTGAGCGGAGCGTTCTTTACCCATGTTATTTGCCCTGGTGCTTTCAGTCCTTGCGATTGCCGTTGCTCTGGTTTTCGATCCTATTTCCTTTCTAAGTAGTTTCTCAGTTTGGAACGGGTTTAAACCTTGTTCGATTGCATCTGCTAAAACTTCCCGTATTTGATTGAAAGTGTTTTCATTAACCTTTGCAATCATTCCGAATTGTAGATTAGCAATTACCCAATCCCTAATCCATGCTTTCCAAGTAGCCAAAAAGAACCCATTCGGAATGAAAGACTTTTCCTGCATTCGGATCCGGTTGTATTCCCGTTTGGCAGCATCGACAAAAACACGCTCGTAGAAAAGCAGATAGGCATCCGTCATGATCTTTGGATCTGGATTGGTAGCCTGCTCAATCAATGCCTTTCTGAACACCTTTATCCCGTAATTCTCATACTGCTTTAATACCCGATTGTTTCTGGTTCGTATTTGGGATAGGTTTAGTTTTGGCATGGTGTAAAAATACTAAATTATGTAGGAAAAGAAATGAGCGATTACATCGACTGTCCACCCATTGCCTAGCATTTTATATCTCTGAGTATCTGATACATGGTTTGTATAGTTGTCAGGAACTGTTTGAAGCCTTTCACATTCTATTGGAGTTAATCGTCTGATTGTCTTATTTACGATCGCTAATTGACCACAACTCTCATCAGTTCTTGCTCTAGCCGCTAATGTTCCGGATTTACCATTTTCTCTAACTCTTATTCCTTCATCATTTCTATAATCACATCCCATCACCAAATTATCTTTTTGAACGCTTGTAAGGCAGTTTGTTTTTTGATCTTTTCTTGGCTCAATCATTTGCTGAGTATTTAATCCTGATTCTCTACTTTTTGGATTTTCAGGATTTCTACCACGCATTGCAACTATAAAATTATCATCCATTCTTTGCCCTGGCTTAGTTGTTAATGATTTAGATTTTTGATCATAATCATCAAAAGGATCAAACTTGAATCCGTTTCCATTTTCTTTTTGCAACTGACTATTTCCTTTTAGGTAGCTAAGCATCTTATCACTCAAAAAATACTTTTCATCAACTTCACTTTCCAAAATATCCTTTAATAAAATTCCTTTGTCTTTTGGTTGTTTAATTATGCTTACTAAATCTCCAAATAATCCACCATGTTCCAAACCAATATTTGTCCAATATATCCTTTTCCTATTCTGAGCCGAAACCAAAGCAGAATTAATATGTATTCCATTTACTCCGATTGCCTTACTTAAAATCCGTTCCCACTTTTCGCCCATTTCTACATTCTCAAGAAAAAAGTATTTTGGATTTGTTTCTTTTAGCAATCTCATAAATTCCCAAAAAAGATAGCTTTGTCCTTCAAACTCAAATCCATCATTTTTTAAATCCAAGTATTGATTTAGGCTAAGTATTTCAGTTTCACACTTTGTACTCATTCCTTTGCGTTTACCTGCAAATGAAAAGCTTTGGCAAGGCGATCCACCCATCAATAAATCAATCTTTGGTAGTTGATAACCATTTACATCAATTACGCTTCCAAGATGAATAGTATTAGGGAAGTTTTTTGAACTTACGATAATTCCATATTTGTCTATTTCACTTGCAAAATAATTGTCAACTTTTATACCAGCCTTTTTCAAGGCTAATTGACCGCAAGACATTCCATCAAAAAGGCTGAGTACATTCATAAAATAAAACCGCCCAACTTCATAGGGTCGCAGTCCTAATCCATCGGGCATTTGGTTTTTTAGTTCTAATTTGTCACTGCGACCTGACAAATGCTAAGATAATATTTTATTCTTGAAAATCCACAAAATCAGCCTGACTATTTAAAGCATCTTTCAAAGGCACAAGACTTGAACTAATCCAATGATCATTCATTCCCTCGTATTCCGATTCGTCAAACCCTACCATTGTACGCAATTCATTCAAATTGATTGCAGGGCTATTTCCAAAGGTCTTAAAGATCAGTTCTATATCAGGCTGTAATTCAGCATAACTTGAAGTATCGAAATCTATCACATATTCAGGACCATATCCAACGGTTAGCCATTCGGTCAATTTCTCTTCAAAGAGTTGCAACCTTGGCATAATTACATCTGTCACCAATGCTTTCTGAGCACCTTCTAAATTGGCATTAGTTGCATTCGGTTGGAATAATACAGGGTTCAACCCCCAAAGTCCGCAAAGAGTTTGAAGACTCATATTCTGAGATTCAATGATTCCCAAAGCTACCGGGCTTAAACCAATCGCATCATATCGCAAAGGCAAAGAAGAAGCTACCACTCTATTGATATTTGCGCTCCCGTTTATCCGTTCATCTACTCGGTTGTCGATTGCCTCCCTTTGTGCAGGTGTTGGCCACATCTCAGGGTTTTGAACATTAGGGGAAATAATACCCTTAGCTCCCTGATTTTGATAAGCATTAGTCTGAGCCGTTACCGATTCACTATTTCCCTGAACGGTCTTTAATCCTGCTAAAATCGGAGATTGTCCCCTAAGCTGTGATCCTTGAAGATCCCAAGTAAGATTGGTAGTTTTGATATGGCATACCATTGAATTAGGTATCTCGATAGACTGATTGCCAATCGCTAACTTATAACCCCTTACAGGCTCAAAAGTGCCACCCTGAACCAATTCCACATAGTTGGAAGGCATCACATACATTTCCTGAACCTTGCCTTTATTCAGGCCGTTTTCAGGTGTCATTCCGTAAATGAATATTTCCCCACTTGTATCATACCAAGTAAACATATCAGATAGAAACTCGCTCCAAGTCTGTCTTGGATTGGGACTTTCCAATAGTGTTTTTAATGGATCTGATACCGGAACGTCTGTTAACTCTTTTGTCCTGAATACAAGACTTTGCGCTCTGTTTAATTCCTTTGCGCTGTACTTTGCGCCTTTGTATTTCTTTTCCTTGCCTGATTCTTTGTAAACGTAAACAGGGCAAACTTTACCCTTATCAGCTATCTTCCTGATGATAGAATAGACTAAAGCATTTCCTTTGTAACCTTGATCTATAAAAGTCTGTTGAGTTCCATCGTACCAAACTATTACCCCGTTATTATTGAAATACGGATAAACTATCTCATTGAGTAGGTTTTTATCAGGAGGGGATGATATTTGGGGATTGATATAATTCCGAAGTGCCTTAATCATTTAGATCAATTTTGATTTAAAGGTAACGAAAAAAAATATTATTTACGATCCCAATACACCAAACCGATAAACCCAACGTACAAGACCACGAATACAGCCCTATGCCATGACATCCAAACAAACGGATTAATCGAACCCATAACAAAAGCAAAGGTCAAATAGAATAGGATGAATGATAATCCAAGAAGGATATAATCTCG